TCCCACCGGGAAGTCAGGCGATGCAGTTCTAAACTGCTATCGGCTGGCGCGTTTCTACTCGCGTAACCCGGACGAGTTTCTGGCAATGCCGCTTGATGACGTGTGGCGGCATCTGCAATGGACCGACAGGCTGTTGGCTGCGTCAGAGAACCTGAGAAAACGGGATGCCGGATGAAGTCCTGAGAATGCGGGCGACGGTTTCCTCTGAGGAAGCCCTCGCAAGCATCCGCGCCATCGGCAAAGAATTTGGCCTGTTGCCGCGTCAGGCAAAGCCGCCTATCGACAGCCTCAATCAGAGCTTCAACAATCTCGGCAATACAATCAGAAGAATGGGCACCGAGTTGCGGGCTGCAATCCCCGCGCTCGGCGGCTTTGGGCTTGGCGCGGCTGGCATTGGCCTTGCAGCCGGTGCGCTGATCCGAACGCTTTCATCGGTTGCTGAGAAGATCGTTCAACTAAAATATCGCAGCCAAGAGCTTGGCATAGCCGAAGGTGCCCTGCGCGGCTTCAGCGAGGCGGCGGCGAAGGCAGGCATTTCACCCGACACCTTCAACGCAAGTCTTTCACGGTTCAAACGCAACACCGAGGATTTCAAGCTGCGCATCGGCGGCGTGCGTGAGGAATTGATCCGCATGGGCGCTGGTCCGGTCGTGCAGCGCATCAATGCGGCAACCGGCACGCTCGACAAGCTGAAGGTGGCATTCGACTTCAAACAGACGCTCGACAAGCTCGATCCGTCCGGGGATCGCGGTCGCAGGTTTTTTGAGGACATTGGGCTTGGTGCTGAAGCGGCGCGGCTGTCATTTGATGCGCTTGCAAAGAGCATTAAGCCAGCCCTGACGGAAAAAGAAAAAGCGGACGCAAAAGCATTTCATGACAGCCTGATCGAGCTTGGCAGCGCGTGGGACAAGGTCCTGACAAAAACCGGCGCGCAGCTTTTCCCCGGTCTGGCAACGACACTGAGGGAAATACAGGCGATCCTCGATGCCTTGGAGCGCGTGTCAGACTGGATGTCAAAACGCGGCGAACAAGGAAAGATGAGCACGGAAGGTCTGGAGACTATTCCGTGGGAGGACTTCGCGAGCAAAAAGTTCGGTATCGCACCCGGTAAAAATCCGTTGCTTGCGCCTACTGTACCGGGCGGTGGCACGCAAGGCGGCGGCTTCAGCCCGATTGCGTTTCGTGAAGGCTTTCAGGGTGGCGCGGACCTGTCGGAAGGCTCCCGCATGGTCAAGGAAGGCGTGTTCGCCGCGCTGGTCGAATTCCAGAGCTATGTGACCGGAGCACCTGCCGCAGGTGGCGGCGCGCAAAGGGCATCGTTCGGCGGCATCAGCGGCGGCTGGAGCGGTGGCAGCATGCCTGCCGGAAGTGCGCCTGCGGGGAGTGCAACCGCAAACCTGACACCGGGTACTGGCGGCTCGGCTGGCGCGCAGCCGATGGGTTCGCTGCCGGGTGCCGATGCTCATGGGGCGCGGCCAATGGAGAGCCGGGGCGGCAGCGCGGGCATCACGGCCCCGGCTGGCACGGCAATCCAGAAGGAAGGCATGGCAACTGTTACGACTGCTGGCGGGCGCAAGTTTCAAGTCGATGCACGCTTTGCACAAAACTTCCAAGGCTTCATCAACGACTACGAAAAGGCAGGCGGTGTAATCGGACCTGAGAGCGGGACGCTCGGTCACCGCCCGCACAATCCGTCCGGCCATCCAATCGGTGCGGCCATCGACATCAATCAGGTCGGCTATGGCGTTCGCGGCAGAGGTGGCAAGACGCTGCCGGTCGAGGTTGAGAATGCCTTGGCGGCAAAGTGGGGACTTGTTTCCGGGGCGAACTGGCGCAAGCCGGACACCGGCCACTTCGGCATCAAGGACGTTGCAACGGCACGGCAGGCGCTCATTGACCAAGGTCTGTCTCCATCGGAGGCGACCGAGGTTGCCAAGGACATGGCCGGTCAGCGAGCCAAGGCGGCGGGTGTGACTGACGGCAAGACCGTGAAAGGATCGGTGTTCGGCTCGACGCACGGCTTCCGCGACCCGTCAGAGCCGCGTGGGCGTAAGACCGCATCGGGGCAATCGAACGAAGTCCCCGGCATCGCGCTGCCTGATCGATCAACGCTCGGCCAGATGTTCGAGGTGACGACGCCGGACGGGCGCACGTTCTATCTGCCGCAGACCGATATTGGTCCCGGCAAGCGCACCGGGCGTGGCATCGACATCACGTCATCTGCCGCAGCGCAGATGGGCTACACCTCGAAAACCTTTCCGACTGGCGGGAAGTTTGCTTATCGTCCGCTTGGCGCGGCAACGGCAGGTGTGACCGGCGACGAAGCGCAGCGCACAGCGCGGATTGACGGTGCGCTCGGTACTAACGTCAACGCGACTGGCAGCGTCAACGTCAATATCACGTCGAACGGCACGGCGGCAAAAGCCGACGCAAAGAGCGATGGGATATTTCAGCAGAGCAAGATCACGAACTACAAACAGATGGCCGCGACTGATCCGCAAAGCTCGATGGTGGGAGCACCGTAAGTGAAAATAAAAGACATCCACAATCCGTGGCGTGACGTTTACAACATCTCGGAGCCGGGGAGTGGCCTCGCGCACGCGATGTTCCGCAGCGCGGACTTTTTTGTCGAGACGAATTCACGGCAGGGCGGCAGGCGCGTGGCGTTGCACGAGTATCCGAAGCGCAACACGCCATACGCCGAGGACATGGGGCGCACCGCAGTCAAATTCGCGGTACAGGGCTATTGCCTCGGCCCGCACTATTTGACGGTCAAAGATCGGCTGGTTGACGCACTAGAGGAAAACGGACCCGGCAGGCTGTGGCTTCCGCTGATGCACAAACTGATCGACATGCAGGTTATGGTGAATTCCTATGCGGTCACAGAGAGCCGCGAGCGTGGCGGCATCTGCATGGTCGAGATGCAGTTCGTGGAGTATGGCGATCCGGCCTATCGCGAAGTGGCATGGTCGCCAGCACAGATAGATCAATCAGCAAAAAATCTTGAGCGCGCTGTGACTGGCGATAAGACGGCAACAACGGACGCGGAAGTAGCTCCCTACAGCGACACTTGGGTAAGCGGAATGTCAACATGACAGAAGCGGACGAAATCTTTGGGATCATAAAGCGCATATGCCCGGTCGTGCTTTCGGCGGCAGTTACGCCGACAACAACGACCGGCAGCGCAATGCGTCGGATGGTCGGGATGATGGCGGTTGACTATAACATGATAAACCTGCCGACTTTTTCGATGGTGCTCGGCATGTGTCTTGATTTGGCAAGGCGTTGCAGCGCAACGCTTCCGACAATGGATCGCGTGCGCAAGCAGGCAATGACCGAAACTCCGGTAACATTCAAGGCAACGCAGTTTGTGCTGGCAATCGTGCGGCTGACGTTGGCGTGCGAAGGCCGCATCCTCGCAGCGATGACATTTCGTTCGCGCGATGAGGTGGACGCAATCGCTCGTGCGGTGAACACCGCGTTCGAGCAAGCGGCTCTGATTGCGTCTGATGATCTTGATGCGAACACATACATGGCAATCATTCGATTGCACGGCGATATAACTCGTTTCCTTTCCGATAGCGGGCGCGTGCTGCCGCGCGTCATCAACTACGAATATCAGATAGTGATGCCAGCCTACCGCATGTCGCATCAGGTCTACGCCGATCCTTTACGCGCGACTGAATTGATCAACGAGAACGCCGTAGTACATCCGGCCTTCATGCCGCTCACCGGCAAGATGTTGGCGGTGTAGCGTGGCAAACGAACAGCGCACTATCAGGCAAATTCCCGTACCCGTCGCCCCCTCAAGCCCGGTATTACAGCGGATCGGCGGCAGCAAGGAAATCGCTACACTGATGGTTCGCGGCAACCTGTTCACCAACTGGACATCGGTGCGGATTGAGCAACTGGTGACGGAAGCGTTTCCTAAGTTTCAGTTTGAATGTACGGAGGAAAGCAAAATCCCATTGGAAGTGAACGCGCTGCAATTCGTGCCGGGTGATGTGGTCGTCGCCTATGTCGGCGGCGTGCAGGCGATATTCGGGTACATCACGGAGCGACACGTTGGTCTTGATGGGAAGCAGCATGGCGTTCGCCTTGTCGGTGTCGGTGACACCTTCGACCTGACAAACAGCATGGTGCCGATTGAGAAGCTCGGTGGGCATGATGGCAAAGGCTGGCTGGAGCTTGCCAAGGACCTCTCAAGTCATCTCGGCATCAAGATCATTCCGCGTGGCTCGGTCGATAACACGCCGTTCGAGAACATTCAGGTGCAGCCGGGTGATACGATCATGTCGATCCTCGAACGCTACGCCAAGATGCGAAACATCGTCATCGGCTCGGAAGCAACTGGCGGCTTGATGGCGATTGGTGAGCATGAGGCGACATCGACCGGAACGCTGATCGAGGGCAACAACATCCTGCGGGCGAACTGTGTGATCCGTGATCAGGCGGTCTATAAAAAGATTTATGCGATTGGGCAAAGCACCGGCAGCGATCAGGGTAGTGGCGACAGCCAGAACAAGCAGATTGCGTTTCAGCCCGGTTCGTCATCGCGCAATCGCATTATGATAACGCTGGCCGATGTTGCCGACACCATGCACGGTGTTACGCGGCGGGCACAGATGGAAAAGGTGTTTACCGAAGGCAGCGAAATCGAAGCGCAGATCACCGTACAAGGCTGGTTCAAGGACAACAATCAAAGCGATGAGGTCTGGCGGGCTGGCGAATACTATCACGTCGAAAGCCCGTCGCTGATCCTGCACCAGATACTTGGATGCTCCGGCTGCATCTACGAACAAAGCAATTCCGGCACCACAACGACGCTGATTATGGTTGATCCGATCCACATGAACGGCAAGCGCAACTATCGCGATGCCATAATGTTCGAGATAAACAGGAGACGGGAACAGGAGCGCGCAGAGCGGCAGCAGCCCGGAACCGAAACACCACCGATATGAGGAAGTCATGAACAGGAACAGCCTGCTCGAAATGTCCGGTCGCGCGATGCACCAGATGGTGCGCTTCACGCTCAACAAGGGTGTGGACATTCCGATGATGCAGGAACTGAATTTCGACGGCATGAACTCCGAAGGCCGCGACAAGGTCGAGCGCGTGCAGAACTACGGCTTTAGCTCGGCTCCGCTGCCGCGCGATGAGCAGGGCGCAGGAACACAGAGCGGCAGTAGTGGTGGTGGCGTCGGCGGGGACGGTGAGCAAGCAAAGGGACCTGCGGCGGAAGGCATCTGCATGTTTACTGGCGGTCAGCGCAATCATCCGGTTTGCATTGCAATAGACGACAGGCGGCATCGCCCAATGGGTCTGAAGCCGGGGGAAAACGCGCAGTACGACGACATCGGCCAGATGACGCTGCTACGCCGCGCCTTCACCGCAATCCTGTCGCTCGACAGCAAGGACGAAAAGACCGGCAAGATGGTTGAGCGATTTGTGTCGCTGCGGCACGTTGAAAAACAGAAGCAGAAGCGTCCTAAGATCGGCGCGAAAAAGGAAAGTGCGGCACCGCAGACGCGAGAGCAGAAGTTGCGGGCAGAACAGCGGGCGGCGCAGGAAGCGCAGGAGCGGGAGGACTACAAGCACGAGGGTGACACGGTCAACACCGAAATTCGCTGCACGAAAAACCGCATCGAGTTTCGATCCGGCGACAGCGTGGTCGGCTATTATGAGGCATCGTCGCAGACTTGGTTCTTCAAAGGAAAACTCGCGACGATGGAGTTCGACAAGGAAAGCCACACGGTAACGCAGCGGTTTGAGACAGTTGGTCCGACCTATCTCGGTCTTGATGCCAAGGACGAAATCCAACCGAAGGTCGTAACGGTTGCCGGTCCGGCGAAAAAGACTTTTGCAAAACCGGAGTGAACTGGATGGCTTTTACGCCTTGGAATACGGCACACGGCGAGGCGGCAGCGGCATGGTTGTCGGTTGCCCCTGTAGTGCCGCTTGCTCCGATGGACGACAGCGTTGACACAAACACGGTCGTAATCGAGGGCGCTGGCACCATTGTTTCGTTCGGTGATTGCCAGAACATCGTACTGAAGCGGGTGAAATTCGTGCCGCTGGTGCGGGCGGCGGCAACGACGATTATTCTGCAAAACTCTGCACGGCTCAATCTTCTGTCCGGCCAGCAACGCTCGATCAGCAAGGTATCCTATGGAATGTATATGTGTGATGGCGACGACAATTGGAGCGAGGTCTATTTTGTGCAACAGGGTATGGCGCTGGTCAGCGATTTGGAGCAGCGGTTGCAAGTTTTGGAGGACAAGGTATTTGGGAGCCAGTCATGAGCAGCGACGTTCGCTTTTTGCAATTGGCTGACAAGAAGCCGTTTAACTATGCGGTCGAACTTGACTGGCTACTCACCGACATGAACTTGATTACGGACGGCCTTGACCTGCAGTCGGCGGTCATCGTCGCTCTCGGCACGGACGCGCTAGCCGGGGTAAGCGATGTGCTGCCCGATCCAGACGCAACAGACCGGCGCGGTTGGTGGGGTGATCTGGATGCGGACGAAATCTGGAACGGTTGGCCGGTCGGCTGCAAACTCTGGTTACTGTCGCGCGCCAAGATAACCGGGCCGCTGGCACAGGAAGGCTCGACTATTGGCCGCGCACTAAGCTACACGCGTGAGGCAATGCGGCCATTCACACAACGCCGCATTGCGACGACTATTGATGTTGACGTGCAGCAGGTCGATACGCAGCGCATAGATGTGGGGATTGTGCTTTGGCGCGGCCCGACACGGGAGGTCGAGCTTCGCTACAGCGAATTGTGGGATGAACTTGGGAGACGGTAATGCCGTGGCAAACCCCAACTCTTAAAGACGTTCGCAAGTTGACGCGGGACTATGTTCTAACGCAGCTTGGCGCGAAGGTCATGGTGCCAAATTCTGCGCTGCGCATCATGTCGGATGCAATGTCTGGTCTTACGCACCTGACGCTGCTCTACATTGACTGGCTGTCAAAGCAGCTTCTGCCGGACACCTCGGAAACGGAATGGCTGGATCGACACGGTGACATCTGGCTGGTCAACGCTGACGGCTCGATAGGGCGCAAGGCGGCGACTTATGCGCACGGCACCGTCCTGTTCACCGGCCTGTCCGGCGTGGTCGCGCCGACCGGGACGCTGCTCAATGGCGCGAATAGTGTGCAGTATCAGACTGTTGCGGATGCCGTACTGAGCGCGACGGGGGGCACAGCACCGGCTGTCGCACTGACTGCAGGGATAATCGGAAATCTCGCGGACAGCCAGCCGCTTGGGATTGTCGTGCCAATCGTCGGCATCGACGCCGCATCTCTGTCCGGCGATATGAGTGGCGGCGTCGATATGGAAACGGATGAGCAGTTGCGCGAGCGCGTCTTGCGCCGCATCCGGCAACCGCCGATGGGCGGCGCAGCCTATGATTATGAGGCATGGGCACTGGCGGTCCCCGGCGTGACCCGCGCGTGGTGCTACCCGAACGAAATGGGCATCGGCACCGTCACCTTGCGCTTCATGATGGACGACCTGCGTGCCGACAATGATGGCTTCCCGCTGCAACAGGATTGCGCCACCGTGGAAAACTATATCAACAGCAAGAGGCCAGTTGCGGTGAAGGATTTTTTCGTCGTGGCACCGATCAAGCAGGAGATAACCTGCGTAATTGACGAACTGGTTCCTGATACCGATAGCATGCGCGGTGAAATCGAGCAAAGCCTCGACAAGATGCTATTGGAATTTGCCGCACCGGGACAGACGATTTTTGCGGCGTGGAAAAACTTCGCGATTATGAGTGCCCCCGGCATTCAGTCATTCCACATGGCAAACAACGAGGACGATGTGATGCTCTCTCCCGGCCACATGGCTGTTTTGGGGACGGTTGTTTATGACTGACAGGCACGTCCGTCGATCAGGTGAGGACTATGCGCATGCAATGCTGGCACTGTTGCCACAAGGGCAGGCATGGCCGCACTCTGTCGGAAGCGCGCTGATCAACACCGTCATAGGGCTTTGTAGATATTGGGGATACGTTGACAGCCGTGCAGCGGATTTTCTGGAAATTGAAGCCGATCCCCGCATTGCAATCGAGACGTTCCCGGATTGGGAAAGGAATTGGGGCCTGCCTGATCCATGCTTTTTTGGCATTCAGACATCGCTGACGGAACGACATCGTATCTTGATGCTAAAAATGACCATGCTCGGCGGGCAGAGCCGTGCATGGTTTGTCGAGTTGATGTCATGGCTCGGCTACGAAATTCTGATCACCGAGTATGCGCCGTATATGTGTGGCATCTCAAAATGCGGAGACACCTCGCACGACGAGATTGCGGCTGGTGGAGCACTCGGCAATATGCGTTGGTATCTCGGCCCGCCTGAAATGAGATTTTATTGGTCAATCGGCACTGGACAAGCGAAACTCCAGTGGTTTCGGACTGCCCCGCATGGCGGGGAGGTGGGGGTGGACCCGCATTTGATTATCGGTATGGCAGGAGAGGTGCCGTGTATACTGGACCGCCTGAAGCCAGCACACACACAAATTGTTTTTGACTATTCTTTCCTGCAAACAGGTGGGCCAATGGCAGGAACACCCTAAAGGAGTTTGCGATGCGCTATCATCAGCCCTATGGCATTACCGATACCGATGCGCCGTACATCAACGGCGACCCCAGCATAGGGCGGCAAGGCTCAATCATTCCTGCCGAAGCAGTCGAATATCCGCAACGCGAAGTCATCTCAGCTATTGAAGCGTCGAAGCAGACGCCAGACGACGCCAGCCTTTCGCAACTTTTATACGCCATTCGCGGCCAGCGGATGAACTATGCACTGGCGATCAACTCAGCCCCTGACACGGTCGAAGTTGAGTTCGACCCGCCAATTGGCAACACGACGACGCCGGGGATGCCACTGCGCATCAAGGGCGCGGTGAACAATACCGGCCCGACCTTGCTCAGTGTCGATGGCGACAGCCATGCGTTGCGCTACGCCGATGGTGCCGAACTGGTTGCAGATGCAATCAAGAGCGGTGTGATCTTCGAGGCGGTTTGGAATGACACCGGCTATTGGGAGTTCAATCCCTATGCG